TGCAACCACAGTTTTTAAATACTTCATAGCCATTATCCCAGAGCCAAGTGACTGCATAAAACTCAGCCATATCTCCTTTTCTATTATCTTGTGTGTGATTAATGTGTATCACTCCAATTACCTCCTACCTTATACTCGCCATCCATTGGACAGCGTAGATTAAAATGTTCGCCTGATTCTACAATGCTTTTAACTGCCATCTCTCCTACAAAATCTGCCTGAGATTCTCTTACTTCTATTTGCCATTCATCATGGATGTTAGCAACAAATCTATAATCAATTGCATTAAGTCTTAACAAACTATCTAATTTGACTAAGGCTTTTTTCATTAAGATTGCTCCTGCTCCTTGAAGTAATGTGTTTAAAGCTGAATGTTTATTTCTTATATATAACTTTCTACCATCTAATCCTTTGAGGAAATTTTTTGAAGCTGCTCTGTCAACTCGTTCTTTAAGAGACTTGTATGTTGGGAGACTACTAAGAAAGCGTTCTCGCAACTGTTTACCTTCTGATCTACTTCCTTTAATAATACTTCCAATTTTTTCATCTCCTGCTCCGTACACGAGGGCATATATGAAAGTTTTAGCCTGATCTCTTGATTTAAGTCCAGCAAAGTTTTGGTTAGTTGTGTGAATGTCTCCATTAATAATTTCATTTATATACTCCTTATCATCCATATAATGTGCTAACATACGTAGCTCTAGTCCACTTGCATCTACACCTACAAGTCGTTGTCCATCTGAAACAGTCCAACATGAACGACATTCTTTGCCATAAGGACTGTGAACAGAGGGAACCTGTGCAACATTAGGGTTTCTATGTGTCATTCTTCCGGTAATAGTTCCATTAGGAATAACAAACCCATGTATTCTACCATCATCTTTAACAGCTTCTACCCACGAATCAATTTGAGCTATACGCTTTTGCAGTAATAAAAAGTCTGCTATAAGTTTTGCTTCATGGATGTGAGTTATCTTAGATAATGTTTTTTCATCTACAATAGGTTGACCAGTAGGTGTAAATCTATCTGGCTTCCAACCAAAGTCAATAAGATATTCTCCAATCTGTTTACGAGAACCAAGATTAAACTCTTGTAAGGTTTGTCTCATAAAAGGATTAAAGTTATTAGTATCTAAACATCGTTGATACTCTTCATCGGTGAGTCCACGCTTAGATAGATTGCCATCTTTCTTAATGTAGGGTGTCACTTGTTTTGTATCTACCCATTTAGGTTTGAATGTAGAATGAACTTCATCTTCTATTTGTTGCATCTTTTCTCTGAGTTCTGCTAACAAACTTAAAGCTGATTGTATATCAAAAGCAAAACCATCTTGCTCTTGTTGTTTCATAATCTTAGCTACACCCTGTTCAAGGTCAATGCATTCTGGTTTGAAACCTTTAGATTCTTTACGAAGTTCTTGTAATACTCTGGTGTTTAACTGTACATCCCGTACACAATAGTTTAACATCTCAGTAGAATAGTTAAGATAATCTTCAAACTCAATCTTAGGATAGCCTAACTTGTAGCCCCAAGTCTCAAGGCTGTGACCACCATCCCTTGTTGGATTAAATAGTCTAGACAGTACCAAGGTATCAATAATCTTTTTGCTACTTAGGTCTACATTACCAAACTTTTCTACCATAGGTATATCAAAGCCAATGATATTATGACCAATCAACCTGTCGGCTGTTGTTAAAAACTGATACCCTTCCTCTAACTTACTCGGTGGAAACTTAAATATTTCTCCTGAGTCAGGATTCTGGGCAACGATACACCATACTTTTGTAGCATGAAGATCATCAGTTTCTATGTCAAATACTAAGTCCATTAAAATCCTTCCTCACCAACGTTATCAAACTCTATGTCTTCATTAGTAATTTCAGATAGTCTGCCGGTTTCAATGTCATAGATAACTCTAGCTGCCATACCAACATCACCTGTATATCTTGATTTAAGAATGCGTAATTTTGTAGTTCTTGATTCATCAAAATCATCTGACTGTTGATTACGTTCTAATGCAATAACACAATCTGATAACTGACCAATACTATTAGACCCACGTAAATGAGATAGACTTACCTCAATACCATTCTCGTGTCCTTTGTTACCATCCACTCTACGTAAATGAGATACTAGAATAATACCTGCTCCTGTTTCTTCTACTAAACTTCTAAGTCTAGTCATAATAGAATCAATAGCTCGTCTCTCATCGCCTTCATGGACGGCACTGACTAGCATATGCAAGTGATCTACAACCACCCACTTACAGTCACATCCGATAATCATAAAGCGTAGCTTGGTAAAAATATCATCAATGTCATTGGTTCCAAAGTGTGAATGAACCCACACTCTGTTTTTATTCTCACCATCATACAAGATATCAAACATCTTATCGAGTTCTTCTCTAGAAAACTTTTCACGTTCTTGGTCAATATATAATCTAGCATTAGCTTCAATAGATAAGATCCCATCAATGGTTCTTCTCCAGTCTTCTTCTAATGCAATGATACCTACATTGTCTGTGGTTTGTTTGACCAACCAATGTTCTAACTCTCTGGTGACACTAGACTTACCTAGTCCTGTTCCACCGGTAAGAGTTACCAGTTCTCCTTGTCTCAAACCATATAGCTTTTTGTTTAGTCCTTCCCAAGGATAAGGTATACTTTGTTTCTTCTCACGATTATGAAACTTGTCACGTTGCTCAGTAACATTAATAACACCAGAGGGTGTATAAACTTTACTAGCCCACCAAGCTTCAACAAAGTCCTTATGTCGGTTAGACTTAAGCATATCGTTAGGGTCTTTAAACCCATTAGGAAGTGTGAGTATCCTAGCCTTACCCGGCTTGAAAAGTCTTGCAACTTTAACTGCTGCATCCTTTCCTGCTTTATCATTATCAAAAGCAACGATCACGTTTTCAAAGTCGTCAAAGAACTCCAAGCTTTCTTTGATGTCTCTTACTGCACCTTGTGCCCCACGCTTGATGGATACCACAGCCCACTTACTACCAAGTAGTTCATAAGCTGCCATAGCATCACACTCCCCTTCGGTTATGGTGACATACTTGCCACCTTTAAACAACTGCTGACCAAATAGTCCAGTCTCATTATAACTACCTTGTACAAAGAAATCTTTTGTTACGGAGTTTCTACACTTAGTGGCTGATAATTCATGTCCATTATAATATGGATAGAAATGTTTAATGACCTGACCTTTTAGGTCTTGAACAGCTTTGACCCCAAACTTCTGTGCGGTTGCTTGAGATATTTTTCTGTCAGTCAATGCAATGAAGTTACCCTCAGATACATTGTCAGGTTGTTTAGTTTCTATTGGTTGTGATTGTGTCATAGTTTTTCCTTTACATGCTTGTTCATAGTTAGGCATAAATTCTCCACAACTGAAACACTTTGCAGAGCCATCTTCATTGACTCCTACAGCATCACTGCTAGTGCAAAGTGGACAGGGTTGTTTCAACTTATGCCAAGTTGTATCATTCATGTTAGCCCTCCTCAAGACTATGTTTCTTTTGTTACTTTAGATTCATCCTCGATAGTTTCTGGGTCGTCTGCAACAAACTGACCCTTATCATTTCTAGCACGTTCTGTTTCAACAACAGCTTCGTCTCTGTCTTTAAGTAACTCTTCTAAGTTTGCTCGATGTGTACGACTTGCAAAGTCTAAAGCTTCTATGATAACTTGTAAGTTACCAACTTTCTGCACAATGACAGTAGCTTCTTGCTTTATCTTATCATCACTAATGTTGTTGACATCAAACGAAGTATTACCATCATCATTATTTATAGTAATAATCATTTAAAATTCCTCGTTATCTGTATCGCCTTCAACATATTCGACTAAGTTTTCAACCTTGACTGCCATAAGTTCAGCGAACTGACCATAGTCATTCTTGTAAGGTTTAATCTTAACAATAACTTCTGAACCATTACCTACGCTAACATCTAGATCATTACCATCTGTGTCAACAAGTTTAGGTGCAGCATTTGCAGTACCATCATTTCTTGTAGCTCTTTTGCTAAAAGTAAAAGCAGGTTCATCATACTTAGGCTGACCTGATCTATCTCTAACTTGATTAAGACCTATGCCTTCAAGTTTAGCAGCAGTATCTGCATCTGTAAGAACAGTTAGCCCATACTTGTGAGGTTGAAACCTCGTATTTGGCGATGTGATATTAGCCCACATTGCCTTACCAGTTACATACTCATACATATTTTTCCTCCATTGGTTTGTATTAAGTGTCCGGTTTTATTGGCACAAGACCGGAAACTTGTAGATATTATAAGTTAAAAAAGGAGGGCGAAACTTCTTATAATATACCTTCGTATTAATCCCTAATCGCAGTGAGTATCTCTTCCCAGAATGTTAGTGATGTATCGTCAAGACGAACAATAAATGTATCGTCTAACTTATCAACAACATGCCCTACATCTGGATAGTGTTCCGTCATATACAACCCAAACTTTCTATACTCTTCACGAGTAAGTAGTTCTGTATTGTATTGATCTCTTTCTACTGAATAGTTCATCTTAATAAGCTTGTATTATAACACAGGTTGATATAAAAAGCAACCCTTAAATGTTAATTGTGAAAGGTAATGTGCAGCCTGTAATCGTGGTAGGATTATCAAACTCTAAATCCATTACATAATTAAAGGTAGCTTGTTTAACTTTGTTAGGTATCTTACCATCATATTTAACATCGGTGACATTACCTTGAAATAAATCATAGATTACAGTAAACTTTAGAGTTCTCTTAATAGATATATTTTCTATGTAATCACTATAAGGTTTAGATGATCTTATCTTTGGACAAGTCGGCTCAACAAACTCTGGCTGTCCTAAAACCTGTGTTCCGGTAAGAACTCCAAAACCGGCATTGACACCTAAGTCTTCTACAGGTTCTGGCTCTGGCTCTACAAACTTTTCAATCACTACAGTTGCAACCGGAGGTTTATTCAAGCGTTCATCTAAATCATTTAAGATACGATATATCTCTGAGTTAGTTTCATCCATTGCATCTAGTCTATCTGATAAATCAATCAAAGAATTACGATAGCTTTCTCTGGTAGACTGTATCAAGTCTGCATTTTTATTTACGCTTTCGAACTCCTCGCTGAGAGACAGGAAAGATTTATTTAATCTGTTAAGTCCTGCTTTGTTTTTAGATATGTTATCTGCTGTGATATTAACTGCATTAAACATGGCTACACCTAATGCAAGTAAGACAGCAGTTATTATTATATTATATTTCATATGGTCTCCTAGTTAAAATATTTATTTAAAATTGACAGCTTATCTTCATAGTCTGCAATCTTGCCAAGTTCTACTTCAATACTTTCTAAAGTATCTGGATGTTCTGCCACACCCACAGGGTTAGTAATTAATATCATTGCATTTGCAACATGTCTATCAATTAAACCTTGAAAGTGATTTTGCAATCCTTTAATTACAAACTCTTTATTTACATACATTTATGCTACCTCCTGTGTAGTCCACCATGTAGGTTTAGATCGATTCTTCTCCCACTTGGCATAGTGTTTTTCATTTATCACATATCTACGATATGCAACGATTGGGTCTTCATGTTTATACTCATCCGGCATAGCCTGTGCTAATGGTGTCATGTTCCACTTACGAACTATAGGGTGTTCAAGTGGCATATTTCCTAGAGTTAAATTATAGTCATAAATATTTGTAGGTATTTTTTTTAAAGCTTTACCAAGTTTAGTAATACTCGCATGTTCTCTACCATATCTATATTTATATTCATCTCCTAATGCAATAAAGTGGTCATACAACCATTGATAGTTTGCCTTTGCTTTTCTTGCCCAGATAGTGCAAGGATGATTCCAATATGCACGTTTGTAAAGTCCTACACTATCTGCATACTCATCACCATCTAGTTCTCGGTGTGCTGTGCATAACATCTGTGCTGTTTCTAATGGCATCTTCACTAGCATTTTATCTGGCTGTGCTTGTGCTGATTCAACCGGACAATCATCAAAATAAAATATGTTCATGCTGTCTCCTCAGTTTCTTCTAAATGATGTATCAAAGCATATAGTCCTGCCTTGATACCTGCATGTTCTGATTGAGTATGACTATCGTTTACCCATTCATTATCTGCAATAATATCTTCTGCGATATTTTTTATCCTTTCGATTGTTATCATTTATCATCCTCAATATTAAATGCTTCGTTAAGATGATACAGTAAGTCTGCTATTGCATGAACCTCTTGTATATCTATACCACCATACTCAAACAAACTAGTCGTACCTTGTTTAGATTTACGATAGTTCTTTTTAATCCATTCCAAATGTCTTTCTGGAATTTTAACTGTTATTATTTTCTCTTTCATATACTCTCCTTAAATAATTCTTGTTCAATAAATTCTACTACGTTATTTCTAATATTGCAAATAGTTTTAAACTCTGGATGTTCAACATCAATACTACTCACACCATACTTCTCTAACAAATTATAAAAATCATCTTGAAAATTTATAAAATTAGTATCTGATAATTCTTGTGCTGTCATTTACCTTGCCCTCGATATTTTTTATAGTTGCTTTTTTTATTTTTATTCATTGTAGAGAAAGCAACATTACCTCTACCTTGACTTGTCTTTTTACCTCTAACACCTGTAGCAGGAGTATGCTCAGTCTTTCGCCATGTCTTCGCCATGTATATACTCCTCTATTGTTGCTCTGCGTTTGTCTCTATACTCTGTCACCCTTCGACCATTGGCATAGTCAACAGTTTGTTGATACCATAACCCATCTTTATATCTGGTGTCAATAGCTACAATTTGTTTAGCTTGTTTTTCTAACTCAAGTATTTCTCTTTGCTGTTCAACAGCTTCACTATACTGTGTCATTGTTATCCTCCTTTATTATCTTACCACAAACAAAACATTTTCGTGGTATGTCTAGTAATTTACAAGCCATTTCATCTTTCGGCATATCCCAACAGTATGTATGGGGATGAAACATTGAAGATGGTAATGGAAATCCTATATGATTTTTAGGATCAATGTATTGTATCACTTTGCTCCCTTTCTTTTTTTAGTTCCATTAACTCATCCCACTTGTAAAACTGTTTAGTCTCTGCATCCCAGAAATTACCACGTTGGACTTTAGATGGTATGTAAGGTTCTATCTTATCATCATCAACCAAATACATATACAATGTTGTGACTGACAACACCAACACAACACCTACTACTGCTAACATAAACTCCATCCTATCTCCTATATAGATTTTTCAAAATTACTACTGCTTGTTATACTTTTAAATTTAACACCCAATAACTTATGAATCCTGTCCTCAAACAAACTAACTTGATTCATTATCTCATCTTGTTCACGTGGTGTAGCGTTTGTAAAGTCCTTATCCATATGAACCTCTGGATTATCAAACAACTTCATCAAGTAATCAGACACTTGGTGTTTAGCATACACCTTTGGTGTTACTTTCTTACCATTGTATTCAATCATCTTCTTCCTCTGCTTTAACCACATCTTTATCTTTTAAATAATCAAACTCATTAGGTAATGTTCCTATTAAGTTTGCATCTTTATAATAATTATCTATAAGGTTATTAATATAATCATCCATAAACTTTATCCTATTTTAATATAAATTATTAATATAATTAATTATTATTTTCATTAATGTTTTAACTTGTATAAGATTATAACATATTTTTTAACCAAATGCAACTTATGTGACAGTAAAATTAATGACTCTCTCAGATCGTTTCTAAGCATAGGGTTAATTAAAATGTAGGACATACCCTTAGTACCTAAATGATCGTGCAACACACGAAGCCACAAACTCTTCTACAAGCATAAACATGAGCATCTTGAAGCAACATTTGTTGTGTTATTTTTGTTAATTTACTATAAATATTTCCAAAGTCTCGACATAAAATCTCCTCCACTCTGGAATACCATGTACCTTTTTCTATTCTTTTCATTTTGCAAACTCCACACATCCATTTGCTATATCGTAATAACTACCATTATTATCTAGCTTAAAAAATTGTTCTTGTTCTTCATCTGTTAAATCAAAAGATGTTGTTTCAGTAAAAGATACACCCTCTTGACTATCAATGTATCCATATTCATCATCATCATCTTCATCTATTAAAATGTTTATCGGTAAAGATATTCCTCCAAAGGTTGTCTCTTTAAATTCAACATCATAAGGATTAAAACCTAACTCATCTACTGCCCAAAATAAATCTGTTTGTGAACTCATGTTAGTAATTAACCCTACATATCCTTGTGTTTTATCTTTCGTTAATACTCTAAATAAAAAATTTTTCATCATGCACCTCCTGTTATATGTGCGTAAGCATCTGGACAATCGTCTATCTTTTCTCCACAAGTACAAAGTCCATCGTCTTCTTGTTGATCTTGCAAACCTGATAAGCGTTCAGCTTCCAACTCAGCATTCAGCTTTTGTTGTCTAGCTATACCCTCAAAGGTTTCTTTTATTGCTATTCCTACCCAATCCATATTATACCTCTCTTAGTTTTAAAATTAACGGTGGCAGTTTTTTAAGCAGACCTGCCAACTACTCCCTACTGTAGCTTTATACTCACACTCTAGGGTCCGGTGAGTTCTTGTAGTTAGTGCAGTAGCGGTTTAGTTCTAAGTGACTGCATTATCCTTAACCCTAACTTCCTACTTATTCCTTACACAAGTATGTGGGTTTTTACAAAGGCTCACTCCTAACTACAAAACTATATTAACATACCTCCTGTTAAATTACAAGCTTTCAATATAAGCTAAAGCTATTTGTATTTGATTTAGAATATGCTCTATATCTGTTTTACAAATTTCTAATCGTGTATGTACCACAGCGTTTAGTTCTTGTAAAAAGTCTAGTTCTTTCTCTAGTCTTTCTAATTCTTCTGCTCTATTCATATCCCTTGTTCCTCGTATCGTCTGTAAGCTTCAATCTCAGCTTCCTCAAAACTCATACCCTCATCTACACACTCGTCAAACAAGCGTTCAAGGACTTGTGCGTTGTGATCGTCTGCATCAACCTTAATCATTCCCAGAACCCCAACAATGATCGCAAACTGTTCCGTCTGGTAGTGTACCAAACCCTTTACAGTTTGGACACTTGCCCATGAATTGTTTTATTCGTTGTATTATATTAACTATCATCTTCGGTCTCCTTTCTTGTTTCTTTTTGTTCTTTCATATGTTTAATAATTTTAATTAACAAATCATCAAACTCATCAACATGATATTTATCTAATAATTCAACTATCATCTTCGTTGTCCTCATCTATAACTATGTGTTCTATATCATTTCCTGAATTTAATTCAATATGCACTATATCTCCCTCGCCTAAATCTATCTCGGTATCATACGCTTCTTCTAACGAGTCAACTTCTAATATGTCTTCTCGCACAACCAATTCATGCCAAATTACTTTAACTTTCATCTTCGTTCTCCCTTAATTTTATCCATTAATCTTGATATACCTATTACCAAACCAAGATACATTTCAGAATTATTTTTATCAGATTGTTTACCAATATCTTTATATGCTTCATCTACCACTTGTTTAGCAATAACTTTTAGTTCTTCAAGTTTCATCTTCGTTCTCCTCGTATTCAAATCTTATTGTTATATTACCTACATCATCACTTATTAAAAACCATTGACTTGGACAAGTAGATAGCCATTCAAAAAATTCTTCTCTATTCATCTTTGTTCTCCTTAAACATTTCTATAGTTCTATCAACTGCTGATAAGATCGGAGTTTCTTCGTCAAATTCTCCAGAATCTTCATCTGCTAATTGAGAATCTATATAGTTAAAAATCTTTTCTAAGTTATCGCTAGTTAGTTTCATCTTCTTTCTCCTTATCTACCATAGCGTAATCTTCGCTACCACACTTATAACATTCACTAAAGTTTTTTC